CTCATTCACATCGGCAACGGTGAACGGTTCGCTGGGGCCGGCATCACGTACGTCTTTATTTATCTGATTGCCGATTGCTCTCAGTTCAGGGTCTGGATGTCTTCCGTACGGGGTATTTATATGGTTTTTGTCATCAAAAATGCTTCGACGGCCTCGTTCAGAACTATGGTGACTATTAACAGTGTTTGAAGTCTTTTTAGCATTTCTACTAGGGTGTTGTGTCCCAGAAAAATTATCACTCCATTTATCAATTAATGACATTAATGCTCTCCTAAATTTGTTTCAGTTTATCACACAACTCGAAACCCATCATAATTTCTATGATTGAATCACTGTTGATTATTTGTTCTTCTTTTACTCTCTTGAGTCTTTCATTCACCATTAACAATTTTTCTTTAACGGCTACATCGTCAATTCTTAAGTAAGCGTCAGTTGCTTCATCCAACACCTTATCTAGTCTCTTGAATACCCATTTGTTAAAATGTTCAGTAGGTGAAGAATAGTATTTTATAATACATGCCTTCTGTTCGCCTATCAATGAATCTCCGTAAGAATTATGGAACTCTTTGATTGCAATGGCGAAAGCCAACTGTTCAGTATCTAATTGCAATTGATCCTTAACATCAATGTCACCGGAACTCTCTTTTACTCTCTTCATTTCTTCATTATCCACAAGATGTTCTAAGATAATAGAGTCACAATGTAGTTGGTCTTTCGATGAAATATATTGATCTGTCTGTTCTGTCATAATTTTGAAGCTGGCGAACAGCTTATAGTTAGGGATCTTCACACTCAACATTTCTTTTAGTGAAAAATCTTTAGCTATGTCATTATGTAGTATAGAAATTTCAGCATTGAGTCTGGTGAGATTCAAGGAGTTATATTCTTTGATCAAGTTGCTATACAATTTTGACGCATAGAAAGTGTTATTACACTCAGTATAAAGCAGTTGTGAATACACTCTGAAAGCCTTGGACACCTCCGTATTTTCTAGAAAATGTTTCTTGACCACAGAAATTACCTTTGAGGCTTCTGTAACCTCATTGTTTGACACCTTTAACATCGCGTTGTGGATAAGGGCTTCAAACAACACCCCAACGTTACGACTTTTGTTATGTTTCATGTATTAAACCCCATTAGTATATATACCTTCTCACCTATAATAAATATGCTACACATTTCTTAAATGTTTAGTCTTTGTGTGTAAAGAATACTTTTGCAGTCTCGGCTATGGTTCCATCTGCCTTTTGCTTTTTCATAGTCTCCAAAATATTAGAAACATTCTTATCAAATTTCATAATTTCAGAAATCTGTTTCTTGAAAGGATCTTTCTTACTACGTGGCTTTTTCTTGGTGTTAATGAGATCCAATGATGACTTCAGTTCTGTATCTGTAATATTGTCGATGGATGCTTCAAAGTTGTTTTCAAACGAATCAAACTTCGGGTATCCTTCCAGTTCATCGGTACCAATTGGGTCAGGTGGTGATACAGCAGCCATTGACGGATAACCCTTAGTTTCTTCAGCAGCTTCTTCAGGTTCTTCTTCAGGAGGTGCTTCTTCACCACCGAAACCACCACCCATGCCATCCGCAGGATCTTCACCCTCTTTGATCTTCTCAACGATTCTAAGCTCTTCAGCTTCCTTAATAAGATTCTCCTTGATATCAACAATTTCATTGTCTGTCAATTTCAAAATATCTTTTTGGATATACAATCTCGATACGAGAGGTGAATCAGCCATTTGCATAGCTGTGCTAAATCTCTTATCAATCAAATCAAGATTCATCATCTCTGTAACAGTAGACGGGTTGGTTAGTTGTAGACTGAAGTTGTAAATCGTTTGTTCATCATATCCCTTGAGATACAGATGAATCAAACCAATCTTAGCTAACTCAGAAATAACAATCTTCTGAATACGTTGAATGGTTCTGGCAAACTTGATATCTTCTTGTGCCAGCGTTCCCTTACCAGACAAATCTTCTTCTGCAGTAAGGTAACTCTTGGGAACACCCAATGATATAAATAGTTTGTTCTGTAGGTATTGTATATCTTCAATTGCTGCGGCGTTCTCTCCACCGGGGAGAGTTTCAATTCTACTACCTCTGTCCTGTCTCACAGGAACAAAGAAGTCCTCTAAGATAGACTCAGGGTTGAATCGTAAATCTTGGTTACCATTGTTCTCGTTAATGATTGGCGTTCGTCTGAGCTTGTCTCTGGTCTGTTGTAGGTAGGTGTCAACGTCCTTTGGAGGGATATTACCAACGTCTACGTAGAATACGCGGCGTTCTGGTGCTCGTGTGATACGATAGATCAACATGGCATCTTCAGCCATGAGCAATTGCTTGTAAACCTTTCTGGAAGAATCCAAAGCGCTTCTACCATAGGGAAGGAATCTATCGTCACCAAGGATTCTCATATGAGACACTTGATAGTTCTCAAATGATGTGTTACCTTGAGCCAACCACTTAAACCTAAGACTGTTGGGATCGTTATTCCAACCCTCTTCTCTGTTTACTTCATACACCGGCAAAGCAATGGTACCTAATACACCTTCACCCTCAACCAAATCCAATAGGTTGAAGTGATCACCATACTTGCACATATTACGAATCCAAGTCCAAAGATGGAACTCAATATCTAGTCTTTCATAATACAACTCTTCCAGTTCGTTACGTAACCTTTCATCATCCGATACAACTTCTAACACGTTACCTTCTGTGCCATATACCATAGAGTCGTCAGCATAGATATCCAATGCTCTCGAAATTTCTGGATAATGATCCATTTCTTCGTAATCCTTATACCGCTCTAATCTTTCAACACTACCCTGTAGGGTTTGTTGATAGATTGATTGAGCAGCACGTTGGAACGAGTCAAATACTTGACGTTGTGTTTTCATGCTCGGACGTTCTGTAGGGATTTTATATTGTGCAGATCCGCCCGTTAGTATCTTCTTTAGTATTTCAAACTTACTAGCCATATATCTTTCCTTTTTTAATCTAAACTTTTCAGAACAAGAGCAATGATTACCGGAATGGAGCCCGCAGCTATACCCCATAGTCCCGACTTAATTTTTAACATCGCAAGCTCGATTTTTAAACCACTGATATCTGTTCTTACTGATTCTATCAGATCAGTATTACGTTTCAATTCATTTAACACTAATCGTTGATCCCTCTCCCAAGAGTTCACATCTTCCGGCGACATTACATTTCTCCCAAGCTCATTCATTAGAGCATCCATCTCAAATCTTCTTTTTGTCCGTTCGGTAAATCCATAACAAATGTTGATTCTATTTTTTTATTATCACTTTGTGTAATACCAAACTCATACGGAGTCTGTGCAAAGTCCATACCACCTAACAATTGTTTCGTTATGGATTCACCAGAGTCACCAAACCTCATAGTCGTGAACCTAACATACATACCCATCGCTAGAGCCATGATCAGATCGTCGTTATAACTATCCAATGCTTGTGGTTTACCGTTGTGGTAAATGAATGTCTCTATCTCTTTAAATAACCTGTTAGAATGTAAAATGATATCATGTTGCCTAATATCTTCTTCTAATCTTGCAATCATGGCTGGCCGGGACTTGGATGATGTAGTAAATCCGGGCACGGCATTCTTCGGAGGATTGTAGGGATCATAATACAATTGTGAATCAGCATTGCTTTCATGTATTTTAGCTAGATCCTTTATCGTCCAATATATGTTCTTGTAATCCAACTCAATAATCTTCATCACAACATGGTGCCCCATAGAAGCATTTTCAATTACTAGAAAGGCATTGTTGTATTGAACAGCGGTGTTAAGCAATAAGTGAGCATATACATCTGTGGCTATCTTGCCCTTGTATTCGGCGACTTGCTCATTGGCCTCTATGTCAATAACGTGGAAGGCAGAGTAATCTTTACCATCGCCGCGAGCAACATCTGCTGAGATGATATACTGTCTGTTGTAATCGGGGTATTTCCATATCCAAAGGTTCTTATCTTGCCAAGTCTTTTCTTCTGGATCTCTTAGGTATGGGCGTTTACCTTCATCACTTTGCTCATCATCTGCTGGATGTTCCTTATACCAATCAAGTGCTCTCAACGACACAACGTTAGCACCTGACTGAACGAAGTCACAATCATGTTCCTGAGCAAAGGCAGTGTCACCAATCTTTCTTAGTTCGTTCTTAGCCCATTCTTCAGTTCTATCTGGATGTAATGACCAGTGAAGTTTGATAGGATTAAAACCAATCATCTTTCCACCAACATCATCGGTTATTCCGGCTTCAGCTTCGTTGTAGGTTTTGTGAAACCAGTTTCCCA